AAAAGACCCCTGTATGGGGTCTTGTGACACTTTCGCCACTGGTTGTCTTAAATTATTATAGTATGTCCCTCAAACCCCTACAAACATAGTTATAAGATTTCATATTTTAAGAAGTTTTTGTTACCAATGAAGAACTTCTAGGATATTTAACTCCATTAGTAGAAGGATTACGATTGTTCTGAGTAATAGATGGGTAAGCAACTCCACTTTCAGGTCTTTTCTTTACATAGAATAACCATCTGTTAGGTGAATCAGCTAAACTCTCATTAGGGGATTGAACAGGGTTTGATGCACCTGCATCTGCTACATTTGCTTTAGAATTTTCTATGAGATGTTGTAAAACATCTGCATTTGTTAAATTTGGTTCTTGCTCTGATAAACATGCAATATAACCTGTAACCTGTGGACTTGACATACTCGTTCCACTAATCGCTGCAATTCTATAATTACTATCTCTAGGATCAGTAGCATTAACAGGATAAGGAGCTGCATAAGGATCTTGTGCTGTTCCCATAGAAGATATAATGTTAGAACCAGAAGCCCATACATCTATTCTTCGATCAAAATTACTAAAAGTAGATTTATATTCAGCAACCTTGCTACCTACAGATCCAACACATATTACATCAGTAGCAGCTGCAGGTGTCATTCCTCGTGTATGGTATCTTATTAGATCTATAGAATTGTCATAATCTTGTCCACCAGGAACATCCATTGGCCAATAAGAATTACCAGCAGCACCTATAACCACAACACCATCTGCAATGGCATCTGCAACGTCAGCATCAACTGACGCTACTCTAGCTGGTATTCTATAAAGATAAACTCCATATAAACAAGGACATCCTTTTGACTCTAAGATTGCTTGTCTTTCAGAAGTTGATCCACTTACAACGGTAGTTGTTCCTCTATAAGTTACGCTACCAACAGTAGAAAGATTCAGAGTACCTTGACTATATCCCCAACTATGATTTGTAATTGTAGGATTTCTTCTACCAGTTGCAGGGTTTATATCTTTATTTTTATGAAAATGTCTCAAATAATCCCATAAATTATTTGTCCAACCAGCAACACCATTATTACCACCAGCATCACTCGCAAATTCCATATTATAGATATTAGCATCTCTCGCCCATCCTTGGGTATTTCCAGCTACAGTTCCAGCAACATGAGTACCATGAGAACTTGTTCCAAGCATGTAACTATAAGTTGCATTACTACTATATCCTAATGCAGAACTATATTGAAACCAATTAAAATTTACAAATCTACTTCCTCCTGTTCCATCTGCATTTACCGCAAATTCAGGATGATTTGAAGCCAAGTGCCTATCAACAACTACAACATCAACATTTTTACCAGAACTCGTAGTCTTAATTGTTGCATTATGAGAAGTTGTATTATCATTACCCCAATTTGCAACACTAGCACCATTAATAGTCCTAAAAAGACCCCAATTTTTATCTGTGGATGAAATTGTACTAAGATTTTTTTGAAAATCAGCAGTTTGATCCCAAAGAGGAACAGGTTCTATACCTCGTTTCTCTGGTGGTTCTTCAACTGCTAATACCCTAGAATCTTTTGATAATTCTAGTGCTTCTTGTTCACTTAGATCATAATTTGTATTTCTACTAATTGTTCTACGAGATGTACATGTACATTTTCTCGATGGGATAGTAGTATTTCCAGATGACTCTTCCATCTGAGTATAAAAATCATCGAGATCGTTATGATCTTTAAGAGTAACAATATATTCTGACATTTAACTCTCCAATTTAAGAACTGTTAATGTTACTGTAATTGCATTACTACCAGAAGATGATCGCTTATTCTTAACTTTTGCATAAATTGTAGTTGATGGAGATCCATCATCATTCCATCCAATCACACCAGGAGACATTACAAATGTGCTTGCACCTGCTGTTGTTGTAAGAACTTCTGCAATTACACCTGAACCAGGAGTCGGATCTGTTCCTTCTGCTCTACTATCATCAGCAGTTCTCGTAGTATCATTTGTATATAAAACTACCCATGCAGGGGCACTAATAACAACCTTTAATAGTGCATATGATTTGAATCCTGTAATGTTTAAATCACCAGACGCATCTTTTGCAATACTAGCAGTAGTTCCTGCTTTTGTTGTTCTTGAATCATCAGTAACAACAGTTTGAGGTATCCATTTAGATGTTGAACTATCCCAACTTAATGCTTGATTATCTGTTGGTGATCCTGCATTAACATCAGTTAAATCATTAAGTGTAGAAGCACCTCCACCACCTCCACCACTAGAACCTGTCGAGATTCCAACCCATCCTATTGTAGAATTTGGATATACTTCTAATCTATCGTTTGTTTCATTGTATATTAATGCACCATCTTGAACAGATGCAATAGCAGATCTTTCAGTAGATGTGATACTTGGTGGTATCATATATCTGTTGGTAGTAGTAAGACCAACTGCACCCTCAAGTAAACCTGCATCAGCAAAGTCAGCTACTGATCTTGGAAGTGTGGTTCCAATACCAACTCCACCAACTATAACTTGTGTATTAAGTGCATTGATTCCTGCAAAATAAGTAGAATAAGTTTTAATTCCAATATTTCCAACACTATCAGCAAAAACTGTTGATTCACCACTATTAATATAAAGACCAACACTAGAAGCTTCAGTATTAATTCCTAATCTACTTGTTACCTTTACATTAGTAAATGTAGAAAGACCAGACGCAGCATTAACATTTCCAACTAAATTTGCAGTTAATTGTGAAATACTTAATGAAGTTGCTTCTAATCCTTGAGCAGTAATATCTCCAGCAATTTCAACATCATTACCAAAATATGCTTTATTTGTTACTGTGGAAGTTCCTACTACTTGTAATGTAGTTGTTGGTTGAGTTCCTCCAATACTTAATTGACCTGCATTAGTTAAGGTCATTAAACGACTATAATTTCCTCTTCTATGCCAATAGAAATTACCTGTACTTACACCAGGAGAACCTGCTTCTAAGTAGAAATTAATATTACCAATACCATAATTAAGTATATCCAAAGAGTTTGCATTACTATATGGAAAACTACCAGATACCTTACCAAATCCTATTGCTCCATTATTACCAGTAACAGAATTTGCTCTACCTAATGTAATAACTGCATTATTTGGATTAACTATTTGAATATCAGTTGCAGGATTTGTAGTTCCAATACCAACCGAACCAAAAGATCCAATACCACCTATAATATTCTCAGCACTATAAGATGCACCCTGTGATAATGCTAAGGCAAGACTTGCAACACTTGCCGTTCCAGTTAAATCACCAACAAACCTCGTAGCAGTACATACACCAGTAAATGTTGCACTCGTACCAACAATATTAGAAACACTTATATCAGGAGTTCCAGTTAAACCTTGAGAAGTGGTCGAGATTCCAGCAGTACTAGCATATCCAGCAGTTGTTGCCGCAGCAGCTACGAGAGCATAATCAGCTTGTCCAATTATATTTCCTACAAAAGGACCAACAAATTTTGTAGCAGTTATAATTCCACTAGTTCTAATATTACCTGATAGAGAATCTATTCCAACTCCATTACCACTAGCTGGATCATTACCAATTTGTAAGTCATAAACAGGATTTGTAGATCCTATACCAATATTAGATGATAATACATAACTACCATAAGTAGCATTAGAAAATGGAGATGAAGGTAAATTGGTTAATTTAGATCCGTCACCATAATAAGATATAGCAGTTACAATACCAGCATTTAATATTGTTGTATTATTACTTGATGCAGCAGCAGTTATATTTGTTGTTCCTATTCCAACATTCCCCATAAATGTCGAAATACCATTTATTTTTGCTCTCTCAACAGTAATACTTTCTGATATTGCTACATCACCTTTTACATCAAAGACCTTAACAGGTGCGGTAGTACCTATACCAACTCGATCTCCAACAACAACTAAAACGCTGTCGTCAACCTTAACGCCTTCACGAAAATTAAAACTCTTTCTGATATTCGCCATCTTATATGGGTTATTTTTTAGTTATTTATCAATGTTTTAATAACCACCTTGGTCACTCTGCTGCATCCATGCCCATGAAGTAGCAATATATTTTGTACCTCCAAGTGGTGGATTTCCCCTATGTGTATGAGTAAAGGAACAGGGAAATATTAATACATCTCCTTTTTTAGCTTTTTCTCTTCGATGTTGATATAAAAATTCAGTTTCTCCACCATCAAATTCATCATTCAAATATAATTGAAGAACAAGATGCCTTTGCCCATATTGCAATTCACTATTTTCAAAATGCCAATTATGAAATCCACCACCTTCTGGAATTTTTTTTAATTTACAATCATATATTAAAAATTTACATCTTCCAAGAACACTAAAAGCTTCCAAATATTCATCTATACATGGTTTAAATTTTGGAATAATTGAAGAAACTATTCTAGAACATGTAGGAAGATCTACATCATAGTTTTCAGCAACATTTAAAGTCTCATGATCTTCTTTATCGAGACCACTTTTATTATAATATAAAAGATTATGATTTTCAAAGTATTTAATATCCTCTATTATTTCGTCACAATCTTCTTTTGAAAATGCACCTTCATAACGTCGTATTAAATCAGATTCACTAGACATAGTATTATATCAACTAATTTTATTTATTCCACTCCAATAGGTGACTCTGCTGCTCCTCCTTTTCCAGTTCCAAGAACATTATCAGTAATGTGTTCATCACCAAAAGTCCATGTTGTACCTGTAGTTTTACGAATTGCTCCACCACTAGCACCACCAGCACCACCAGCACCACTAGATTGTATCTGTTTGCCATCTTGACCAACAGTTAAACCATTAGTATGATTTGTTGAATATTCACCACCTATTCCACCTGCACCTGCATCATCGTTAGAAGTACCATCAGCTGATGCATCACCACCAGAACCACCACTACCACCAGCAGAAATAGTACCATCAGCACCATCAGAACCATCACCTGGATTTCCTTCACCTGATATACCACCTTCTCCAGGAGGTAATCCAGCACCACCTCCACCGCCGCCACCAGTAGCATTTTCACCTTCCCAATCCCAAGGTCTTCTTTTATGATCGGTTCCGAAGTTACCACCTCCACCTCCACCACCACAACCAGCTTTTATAACTCCACCAGTTCTTACATTTATAACAGTTCCTTCATGTTGTACGCCAATAGCACCTGTTCCTGATACACCAGGATTTCCAGCTGGACTACTACTATTAGTACCATTAGGAGTACTACCACCATTACCACCAGCACCTATAACTTGTCCACTACTACCAACATCTATTCTTATTTTAGTTGATGATCCACCCCAATTACTACCACTTCTAAATGCACATTTAGTAGGTTGTCCACTATATTCACCTACATTATCAACTTGATTAAGACCAATTAATTTATTGATATGAAGTATTATCTTTTTACCTGTGGGATCAGTAGGTTTTGCTTTAAATCCACCAATAACTCTTACTTTAGTAGAATCATTATATCTTGTTCTACCAGTGTCTGGTCTATATTCAGTATCCCCAGTATAATAATCAACTGCCATGTTTAATCTGGCATTATAAAAATTACTAAATTTAATTGGTCCACTTTTAGGTATATCTAAATTCAAATCAACACCAGCATCAGTATCTAATGGAACGTCTACCAATGATCCGAAGGATTCACTAACTCTATAATTTCCAAATCTAGAACTACCATCACCAATACTTACAAGAGAACCTTGATTCCCAGTATCTCTTGAAGTTTTAAGTATAGTTCCAGAACTATCTTTAATTGTAAAAGCAATACCACCTGGATTATATAACCAAGAATTAGTAGGTACACTTGTTGATGAAGCATTATATACTCTTACTCTAAACTTAAAAGTAGTATTAGATTGTAATGCTATTCCAGTAAGAGGTGAACAATTCCCACCACCAATATTACAAGATGCATTACCTGATGCATTCATCCAAAGCGTTTCTGTATCCGATATAGGATCATACAAATATATTTCATATTGACTATCCGCAGATGCCTCAAAGTCATAAGTAGGACTACTACTGGTAGTAAATAAGTAATCAGCCTCATGCCATTCATCAACTAATGAACCAATATTAGATGCATAAACAGAATAAGTTTGTAATAATGTACCCCAATTAGGAGAAGGAATAGAATAATTAAAGGAATCACTTGACCTACGAACTACTGTTCCACTAGAATTTTTTAACTCCCATGCCACACCAGCAGGATTTATATTCCAATCATTAGGATCACCAGGTGCCTGAGTAGGTATACCATTATTATTCCAAGCACTTATATCCGAAGTTGTATTTGAAGACATAACATCAGGATCAACCATTCCACGAATCTGAACTTTATTACCAGTTGGATTCCCTTCTTCATCTAGTTCATCTGGATATAATCCTTGCATACCATTATTCTCTGTATTACCATCATTTGATGGCCAATAATACCATGTTGGTGGACTAGTTAAAGAATTATATGCCAAACTATCCCTATTGACTATCTCTGTACGATCACCAGAAGATAATGGAAATGTATTATTGGGTGTAGAAACCCATATTTGTGCATTAGCATCAGTACCATCTTGATCTGGAATACAAAATCTTTGATTATTATTATGTCTCCAAGGAGAAGTAGTAGTACCATCTCCTCTAATAAGTGTTGCAGCATATACCTTATTAGGTTCTACTTGAACTACCTGAGTTCTTGCACCCCATTCCTGTATATTACCACCAGCATTTTTTACTTGAAAATCAATACCCAATTCTGGTATAGTATAACTTTCCCATGCTACACCAAAATCATTACCACCCTTTTCATCATCCCATCCAATAGAAATTCTAATAAGTGTATTAGTACTACCAGCACCAGTAACTAAATTACCATTTTCATCAAAAGTAACTCCTGTTTCAGGTATTTCATATACATCATTAGTTACATTGGCAGTCAAATAATGATAAGTTTCAGTAGTAGTATTAAAAGTAAATGTAGTAGATGTATTATGACTAGAGTAATGAGTACCATCAGGTGTAGTTAGATCTGATGTTTCCCCTAAAAAAGTTTCATTCCAAGTAAAATTAGCTGTACTATCAGATTGACATTCTAGTGTATAAGTATCTGCAGGTAAAAGACTCATACCCTCTCCACCTATCCTCCATATAGCTTGATGAGTACCAACTAAAGGATCTGTATTAGAAGGATAGACAGCATGATCTATCATAAATTGAGACCAAGCAGCTGGATCTCCTGAATTATACCATCCAGCAACACCATCAGATGATTTAACCCATGGGGCTGGTGGAGTCCAATATGTCCAACCTACACTATAAGAATTGGTTGTATCTGTTGATAAAGGATCACCAAATTCATCTCTAATTTCAGTGTATTTTATTGGACCTGATGCTTGTAATGCCATATTTACTTACCTTTTTTTAGTTCATCAACCTCAGACTTAAGTTCCTTGATTGCCTCAATTAAAAGTGGAATCAACTTATGATATTGAACAGATTTATGCCCAGAATCTTGTTCCTTAACTATTCCAGGTAATCCAAGTGCTTCAATTTCTTGTGCTACTACACCAGTATCTTCACCTTGATGAGAATTTCCTTCCTTCCAAGTAAATGTATTACCACTAATTGAAATAACCTTAGCAAGAGGATTTTCAATAGGTGTAATATTATCCTTTAAGTTTTTATCTGATGTTGCATAAAAAGCAGTGATGTCATCAGTTACTCGCAATTCACCATTTATTTGAACACCTTCTGCAATAGTTTTTAATTTTGCAGTTGAATTTGAACTACTATTATAGAATAATTCTACTTCATTATTAGTTCCACTATTATTAAATCTAAATCCTACATTAGCAGAAGTTTCGTCAGTTATTTCAACCCTATTTTTACTCATTAAATATAAATGACCAGAAGCATTGCGACTTTCAAAAATAGTAGTTCCATCAGTTGGTCTATGGTAAATTTGGAAATCAGGGTTATATGATGACCCGTCATTATCAAAATTACCGAACGAAAGGTATTTACTATCAGGAATGTAAACACCATCTTTACCAGTAATCAGATTACTAGCAGTCAAAATACCAGTTGTTGTAACACCACTTAAAACTAGACCAGAAGAATTAACTTGTAGTCTATTAGCACCACTATGTTTAAATTGTATATGACCAGGTGTAGTAGATAAGTGATTTACATAAGTGTTATTATCATCTGGTTCATGGTATATTTGAACATCACCTATTGTATTGGATGCAGAATTAGAACCATCACCTATCCAAAGATTTACTTCATCTTGTAATTTAATATCATCAATTACAAGAGCACCTTGGATTTTAGCAATATCATCATTACCAGCAAAATTCACTTTACCATTAAAGGTAACCGCACCATCAAAAATACTTTCACCAGTAACCTTTAGAGATGCGATCTGAACAGGACCATCAAATTGAGATAATATCCTTTTAGATGTACCACCTTCAACCAGAATTCTTTCCTTACAAATTACCTCATCAAAGATGACACTTAAACGTGCAGGATCTTCACCAGTTGTAGTTGGTATTGGAGCATCAAATGTTCTCTCTTGTCCTGTTGCAGAATTAATCTTCTTATTACCAATAAAGAAGTCACCTCTATTATTCATACCAGTGTACATAACAGTACCACCAGATCTTTCTTGCGATTGTGATAAGAATTCTTCTCTTTCAGTTAAAGATTTAACCTGAACTTGTGGAAGACCAGTTGAATAGTTACCTGGACCAAACCCAACGTATTCAAAGGTATGTCCTGATGCACGTGCAATAGAAGGTCTATGGAATTCAATAGCAAGTGGTTTAATCTTTCTAATTTGGGAATTAGTACGATGTTGTCTCTTCTTGGATCCTAAAGCACCACGAATTACAGACATTTCATCATTAGCAGAACCTGATAAGGAATTTGTAGTAATTCTCATTATCTCATCACCAATCTGTATATAAGATCCTAATGGGAATCTACTTACAGTTCCAATTCCAGTTGAACTTGGTAATGTAACTCTTATTGAAGAGTCGTCATCAAGACCTTTTTTTCCACCTGCAATATCTTGATTATCATTTTTAAGAATTAAAGATTCATTGTCATAAATTACTGTTCCTCTTGCTCCTAAACTCTCAGAAACATTATCAGAATTTGCATCATTAGCAGACATTCCATGTCTTAAAATATAAACTTGATAAGGATCAGTTGTACCTAACTGAACAACTGTTTTTGCACTAAACCCAGTTGGATCTGTTGCATCAGCTACACTACCTAACTTATCAACAGTAAAATCTCCAAGATTATTATTATTAGTCTTATCTACTACTCTAAATTTACTTCCAGCAGATAATCCATGAGGAGTTTCAGTAGGAGTTATAGTAAATTGTGTAATTCCAGTTGCAGAATTATAATCAGGGGCATCTGATACTGCCACTACTGATGGACCAGTATTATATACATACTGACCTATAATTGGTGTGTGATCTCCAGCAGTTTTTGCAATAGCTATTTGTGTATTATTGGGGATCGATGTAATTCTATAATACCCATCAGGTTCTGTTCCTATACCAGTTACCTGAACTGTATCTCCAACATTACTAGAAATTCCATCAGCAGTAACACTATATCTTGCAGTACCATCACCTGATCCAATTGCAGTTCTATCAAAGAACAAACTAGCAGAAGAATAACCACCACCAGAATCAGTTATACTTACAGAAGACACTGCACCACCAGTAACAACAATTGTTGCAGTAGCACCAAGCCAAATACTTGTACCAGGAGTTGGGTCAGAACTTGTGCCTAATAATTTTACGTTATGATGTGTTCCATTGCTATAATTAGCACCTGCTACACTAATAGATCCTGTTGCAATACCTGAATAATTATGATATGTTTCCTTAGTAAAGGTAAGAGTAGCAGAAGTTCCACTATCACTTACTCCACTAATTGTTGGAGTAACAGTAAAATCTTTAACAAATTTATCAAGAGTCTCTCTGGTTAAACTATCTTTTAGATAGTTTGTAACGACATCTCCTAATGGACTATTTACTGCTTTTGATGTAGATGCAGAAGGATTATCAGTATTATTATCCCTATCTAATTGTGGATAAAGATCAACTACATTCTGACTATAATTAAGATCAGTAAATTGATTAGATACTTGATTACTAGCATTTAATACAAATAAATGGTATATACCATCCTGTTGATTCTCAATATAAGGAGTTATAGTTTGATTTCTATAAACATAGTAATTAGATAATAAATCACTTCTTTCAAATCTTGGAAGATCAGTATTTCTAACTGTTACATCATTAGAGAATGTACCTACATTATGGAAATCGCCTTTAATATCTGTAGTTTTATATTTAAAGGATTTTGTATCTGGAATATCTGTGACAGCAAATATACCATTATATCCAGAATTACCAATACCCGTAGCATTAGTTGTACTCTTTACATTTTTAATAACAACTTCTTCATTAAGTTTTAAATTATGTGGAAGATCTGTTACTACTGTTACTAAGTCACTACCTAATACTGAACAAGTACCAATAAATCTTGGATTTCTCTTATATGCAAAATCATCAGTTCCTATTCCAGTAAGACTAAAATCATTATTTGACCTAGCACCAGTGCTACTAGATTCTTGAATTATAAAACTTTCTTCTGGATTCTTTCCATCTTGTACTTCTTTTGGAACTACAACACGAAGTTTATATATTTTATCATCTAATGATCTACTATCTTGATTTCTTTTTATATAAGAAGCATTATATTCATCAGGTAATAATATTTTACTAGTTTCTCCTGCAGCAGCAATTGCATCAAATATAGGATTAGTGGTTGTTACTGAACTATCTGTATTATTGACATGAATATACCATTGTTTATTATCATCATCCCATTGAATTGGTGATCCTAAATCTCCAGATTCTTTATCATGTACTCTACTTTCAATAGATAATTTAGATCCCTTATAAATTGTTATTTCTTCATTATTCTGAGCATCAGTAAATGAAGATGCCAATTTAATTTGACTAGTAGTTAAAGTAATATCTTTAGTACTAGTAATTGCATAGTAAAGTTGATGAGGACTAATATTTTCAGGTAAATCAGCAGAATCACTAAAGATTCTTATTGATTCGCCATTTTGTAATGCATGAGTACCTATGGTTAATACACTATTAGTAGGTCCAGAAGTTACTTTATAGGTCTTAACACTTGAATTTGTTCCATAAGAAACAGTATTACCTATTGAAACACCATCTCTCACAAATTCTTGTTTAAGTCCATCAACCATCTGTATGGCTGCTTGCTTAACACCTTGATCAGCAAGGTCTTTACGTTCTTTCCAAGCACCTATGGGAACATATAGTATATCATCTACTTTTGCACCAACACGATATCCTCCAACAAGGGTTGGTGGAACATCAGATTGATTTGTAAATCCTTCAAGATAAAGATGACTAGATACACCTACATTTTTAGTCTTAATATTATCAACTTTAAACCAATCTACCTCAGTTTCTACTATTGATATAGATTTTGGAGTAATTATATTAGTGATATATGAAGTATTATCCTTTGCAAAAGCCTCTCTTCTAAATCCATCAGAGTTTAATGATATCTGACCAAAGTTGGAGTTAGCATTGGTTATGGATGCATCACCACCAGATTCTGTACTAAAATGTCTATTATATCCAATAGCAAACACAGATACAATCTGCATAATTGCATTGTCACTCATTCTAATATGACAAGTTTCCCATCCAGATCTATAAATTGCATCAGAATCTAAATGATATACATCTTTTGAAGATACAGCAGCTGATCCTGATGATAATATATCTTGAGTTAATGGAGTCTCAATAGGAAGACCATTATATTCTCTTGTTTCTTTATCATATTTTACAAATGCTCTATCATCTTTTTGTAATGAAATACCAGTAAACTGAGCAACAACCATTGAACGGAAACCAGTTGCTTTACTACCATCAGCCCACATTCCATTCATACCATAAACTGAACGTAGAGAACAGTTAAAGATATATGGTGATGCACCATCAACATTATCAGTTTCAACAGTTACAGTTGCATTAGCAACATTCAATCCATTCGCAACACTACCAAGTAAACCAGTTCTATCTCCTGTTATAACATATGTAAACTGAGTAGAATTTAAAACAGCAGTAACTATTGCAGTAGTATTATATGCTATTTTATCACCCTTTTCACTACCAGAAACAATTCCCTTAACTCTTATTGGTGTTCCTAAATTTAATTTATGATCTATATTAGTAGTAACTGTACATACATTACTTAAAGTTGTTCCATCACCACATATAAAATCTGAAATTTTAACAGGGTCATTTAAAAATGCACCAACAATTTCAAATTCAGGTCGCATGGGTGCAAAACCAGATTTGCTTCTAGGATACTTATCACTAGCTGGAATTGATTTATCAGGTGCTTGTGCATTAAAAGCATTAGATAATTTATAATAGTACATGTCAAGATCAGTACTATCATATCCAGATACATTATTAACACCATCAGCATATTCAAAACAAGTTAATTTATGGTGAGAAAATGTAGGAGCTGCTACATCATTAAAATCTGCACGATTAGTATAGACTGGTCCAGAACCATCAAAAATAGAGAATTGCCAGAAATAACATGCACCAGTAACCCTAAAAATAGCACTTCTAGGTGCTGCTTTTTCAGTTGCTAATGGATTTGGTACATATTTTGGACGTATCTTAGTCTTTCTTAAATCTAGTCCAACGATGGAAGTTCCTCTAGGTACTACAACTCCCCCATTTATACTATTAAACTTATAAAGTATATTATCTTCTTGCGTTAAATCAAAATTAGATGTAAGAGTTAATCCAAATTCAGTCTGTGCTTCACCAGCACCAGATGTATCACCATTAGGAGCAACTGCAGTTGCAGTATTAGTACCAGCATCCCTAATTCCATATCCTGGTCTATTATCTATCGTATGTTCACCAGGATAAATTAATATCGTAGTTCTTTCAATATAATCATTATTATCTCCACCAACATAAGAGAATCGTGCTGCTTCTATCAGTGCCCTCTGAATCGTCTTAAAGGGTTGTGCTAATGAATTACCATCATTACTTATACTGTCTGTCGAGTCAAGATCATTCGGATTAACATAAAGTATCCTTCCTTCAATGTTCTTGATAAAATTCTCTAATCTATTAAGAGGCATCTTCTTATATCGGCCAAAATATTTCTATGTTTCTATTTAGTCACCGAAAAAGTAAGTTATTTCTTACACCTCTCTTGTTGATAAATCTGCGTACTGAATTTGATCTTCATCCAACCTATCAGTGCATACTTTTAAAACTCTCATAAACTGATCTGGATCCTCACAAGTCACTTCTTTTTCCTGTCCTTCTTCACTCAATAATAAGAATTTACGAGAACATAAATCGATTATAATTCCCAATACTGTATCATCATCCATTAGGACACACTCATACTTTTTGGTATTATACCATACGAGATCTTATATGTCAAGAGGATTCAAGTGCAGCAATTCTTGCTTCGAGAGCAGTATTTTTTGCTTTAAGTTCTTTTACTGCTTCCACCAATAATGCAGTGATACCATTATAATTAAGAGATTTTATTCCATCACTAGATTCCTCAACTAACTCAGGAAGAATTTTCTCAACATCTTGTGCAATAACACCACCAGTACGAGAAGGATTTTCTTCACCAGTATTAGTAAAATTAAAAGTATATCCAGTAACTATTCCAACTTTATCTAAAGGAGAACTAATAACAACTAAATTATCTTTTACCCGACTATCAGAATAATTTTGTATATAATTCCTCGCAATCAAACTTAAATTACCAGCATTCTCTATACGAGCATTATAATCACTACTAGAAGTTCTACTATTATGAAAATCAATATACTTACCAATCTCCATCACACCAGACTGATCTATTACAGGTACTGATTCTTTAGTTGTATCCCACCAGTTACTGGTTGTTGGTCTATGTGAATATTCAACCCTATTACCACTACCACGTGACATTATAACTTGACCAGTTAGTCCATAGTTACCCCATTGTCCAATTGAGAGAGCTCCCACTGAATTGATACCAAATCTTACTTGTGCTGCACTAGAATCAATAACTCTAAAATCAGGAGTACTTGTAGTACCATTAGCATCAATTTCCCAAGCAGCAGAAAATGTTGCTGAATTGGACTTTGCAAGCAGTATTCCACCACCTTCACCAGTTGCATTGTCTCGTGCAAGTTGTAGAGGTGATGAAAATACAGGTGAAGTACTACCACCAGATCCACCACCACCACCACTCAAAGACCATATAGGTGGTTTTTTATTTCCTTGACTCAGTAGTACTGCACCTTCAGCACCATAATCCTCATCACCATGATCATCATTTGCTGGCCAATTATTTCCAGCAAAAGCAATTGCACCATCACGATTCATGCAAAATAATTGGTCTGCTCTTGTAGTAGCTACTTTGGTATTTTCTGAAAGAATTCTAAATCTTTGTCTATCTGCACCATCATCATTCCTCCCAGGACTAGAATATGCACCACTATACATATCAAGTGTCCATCCTTCATTAACTGATCCAGCAAACCAACCTTCAAGAGTTATCTGTCCTCCTTCTGCACCACCGCTATTGTCTTCCCTGCGGAAAAATGCCTTACCATTTACATCTAATATGTAAGGTTTAGTAACTCCATTTACCCAATTATTTGGTACTGAAAGTGTGCTTGGATAACCAGGACAAAAACCAGATCGGGATGTCATTACATCACCACTACCACCAACTCCTAAAACACCTTCATCAGTTATTACTGCTCTAGGATCTTGATATTTACTATAAAACAACAATCCACCAGAAAGTTTTCCGTATGTGCTACTAACTGAACCACTATAAGTTCCACCTGTTGGTGTTATCTGTTGAATACGGCAATCATAATCATCAGTAGAAGGATTATCCTTAAAATCAATAAATGCACCACCAGGAGAACCAGTACCAGCAGAAGTAGATCTACATATCTCTAAACCAGCATCATGTGTAAGATGTATAAAATTAGTGTTACCAGTATTACTTATTTCAAGTTGATCTCCATTAAACTTAAATTTACTAGAACCAGCAACTACTTTATTAGAACCAGATACATCTGTAAATAAAACTTCTTCATCATTTGTATTAATAGCAAATGTTCCTCCAATAATATCAGCTGCTATTTCCTTTACATATAACTTTCTCCATCGATTAGTAGGACTTTCACCAATATCAAATGATTCATTTGCTGAAGGATAAATGTGAGTACTAACATCAGCATTTATTGCTACCTTATCACTAGCATTAGCTCCAATATTAAGAGTGTCTGTACTAGCATTCCAAGTTAATGCAGTATCACCATAAACAGTTTTATTAGTTCCAGTTCCAGTAACAAATAATAATGGTCCTGATTGAGACGTTGGAGCAGATACATCAATAGTACCAGCAGCTTGAGCTTCTCCTTCAATTGTCAATGTTTGAGTACCTTGACCACTAAACTTAATTCCAGATCCTGGTGTTATTGTAATCCTTTGGTCAGCATCGCCACTCGTACCCACCAAGTATAATTGAAATACTGCATTATTAGATGAACCCGTTCCAGTTCCAGTTCCAGTATTTTTAAATTTAAATGCATCTGAACCAACTTCAGCTGCATCAATTGTAAATCCACTATTAAAGTTAGTACCAGTCTTCTTAATTTTAATATTGGCTCCAGCAGTTATTGTAACAGTGTCTTGTATAGAACCACCAGTTTTTAAATTTATAGTACCCGTACCAGTTCCAAAAGAATTTGTAGGATCAGTTCCACCACCTTCAAGTTGATAGGTTGTATTAGTTCCTGCTCCTGAACCATTAAATGTTATTGTACCAGTACCATCAGCATTAAGAGTAGTTCTAGATATTGAAATACCACCCGAACCAACGAAATTAATATTATCCTTATTACCACTATTATCTTCTAATTGCACTCCAGGATCTAATGCTTTAAGATCATATGTTGTATTACTTCCTGCTCCTGTACCATTAAGTGTTATTGTATTAGAAGAACGAGATATCGCAAGATTACCAGTAACGGCAATAACTACGTTATCTTCATCACCACCACCAGTTAATCTTATTTTTTCACTGGTAACATTATCCCCATCTTCGGCTGTTAAATCATAAGTTACACTGGTTGGTGCTGCCCAAGTATTATCTCCTCTTAAAAACTTCGTAGTAATAGATGTTCCTGTAGCTGATAATTCAGATATACCAACTGTATCTGGTCTTATTTGCCAATCAGAACCACTACTTCCAACTTCAATATCCCCATAAGTACCATCTGCAATAGTAGCAGTTCCAGAAGAAGCACTAATAGTAAATTCTGAATTGCCACTATCTACGCTTATTGATATATTAGTACCTGCTTTTATTTTAACAGGATCTTCATTAGCAGGACTTGCATTATCAGTCAAAGTCCAAATGGCTTCCCCATTACCAGTACTACCAGCAGGATTACTCGAAGTTCCTGTTAAAGGTAATTCATAAGTTGTATTACTTCCTGCATTTTGACCATCAATTGTTAATGTATCAGTACCACTACCTATTACTGTAATTCCATTAGTACCATTAATGTTTACTGTCTGTGATGCAGATGCAGTACCACCATCTGGAGTTAATTTAATTCCACTACTTCCATTCGCATTACCAAAAATAGGGAGAGTATATAATGTACCGTCCTGAGTATCAGCAGAAATTGTGAATCCTTCAGCAGTTACAGAACTAAATGTTATTCCAAATCCTTTTGTTAGAAGAATATCATCAAAAGTGCTTGTTGTATCATCTTTTAGTCTCAATTTAACATTAGCACCATCTGCACCTGCTTCTTGACTATAAGTTGTATTACTTCCTGCATTTTGACCATCAATTGTTAATGTATTATTACTAGCATTACCTACTACTGAAATTCCATTAGTACCAGTAATGTTTATTGTCTGTGTTGTAGATGCAGCACCACCATCTGGAGTTAATTTAATTCCACTAGCAGCATTAGTAGTACCAAAAGTAGGTAATGTGTATGTTGTACCGTCCTGAGGATCGGCACTAATAGTAAATCCTTCGGTAGTTACAGAACCAAATGTTATTCCAGCTCCTTTTGTTAGAAGAATATTATCAAAAACACCTGTATTATTATTCTTTAATTTTAATTGAACATTATTACCACTTGCACCTGCTTCTTGACTATATGTTGTGCCAATTTGATCTGTCCATTTCCATTTAGTAGCTTGTGTTGAATCATATACTAAGATTTTATCATCAGCAGCAGTACCACCAGCATTAATATGTTTTTCTTCTATTACATCATTATCAATTCTCCAAAGAGAACCAGTACTTGATACTGTTATATCTCCATAATCACCATCAGAAATAGTAGCAGTTCCAGAAGAAGCTGAAATTGTAAACTCTCCTGACGCTACACTACTTGCATCTATACTAATATTGGCACCTGCTTTTATTTTAACAGGATCAGATGTTCCACCACCACTAGGTGTTAATGTCCAAGTGGCTTCACCTATACCACTTGCCCCAGTAGCACCTGTTAATGGTAAACTATAAGTTGTTTCATCATCAAATTCAAGACCATCAGGAGTACTATTAACTTTAACAATTTTACCTGCTTGTCCAGTATAAGTTGTAGGATCAACATCTGTAAGTCCTAAGAACGTACTAGAACCTCCACTACCAGAAGCAGCAGAAATAGTAAATCCACCAGTACCAGTATTATCAATCTTTACATTAGTTCCAGCAGTTATAGAAACTTCATCATTAGTCCCAGTACTAGGAACTAATATAATTTTTCCTATACCAGTTCCAAAAGACCCACCATCAGTTCCACCACCTTCAAGATCATATGTTGTATTACTTCCTGCTCCTCCACCATCAATTGTTAATGTATTATTACTAGCATTACCTACTACTGTAATTCCATTGGCACCAGTAATGTTTACATCATCTGTTGTACTATCACTACCAGTGAGTCTTAGTCCACTACTTCCATTAGCAGTACCAAAAGTAGGTAATGTATAAGTTGTGTTTGCAGAACTATCAGCAATATCTACCCACGCACCATTTTTTCTTACCTTAAGAGCCATAATTATATTTTTAACTATTTATTAACAACATTCTATGATATTCTCATTATATATGCAAGTGCATAATATGGAGGTAGGTTCTGATTCGTTCCTGATACACCAGTTGTACTAATATTAGTCATATTAGTAACAGAAACTGCACTTCCTGGAACATGTGCACCACCATCATCAAGTGAGCTTCCACCAGTTTGTGTATGAGTATGACTCACCACTACAGCATCCTTAGAACCACCACTTTGGGTTAGACTTCCAGTAACATTTGTTTTCCATCCAGAACTATACTGATCAGCACCAATAACAAACTTATCTTTTAGATTTGGAGTTGTAACAGATCCATAAGTTGTACCATCACATAGTTTCCAATTTGTTAATGCATTAAGTTCAGTATCAGTCCCTGAATACATTATAATACCACCAACTGGAATATCAGACCCCGTAGGTTCTTTAATAGCAGTTTTTAAATCTTCTATCTCAATAATCAAATAAGTTTCCTTATCAGGAGTACCTATATCAGCAGCAATACCAAATCCAGTATTAATATCTCCGTTTTTACAATAATGAATAACCTTAAAGTAAGCTGTTGCTGCGATGTCAACAATAGCAGAACCTTTAGAAAATGTTGTTACATCTGAAGGACTATATGCACTACTACCATAAAAATATCCATCTAATTGTGATGCATCAGTACTATAATTATAAACCTTATCAATAAGATTCACATCTGAATCCCATATTATTGCTGCTAGATGACTGTTTACATTACGTGCAGCTGCACTAAATGTTATCTTATATTTTCCTGCTGGTAGTGAAAAATAACCAGGTGTATTTCCAGGACTTGGTGTTGTTTGACCATTTGTAGTTGGATAAAGAGTTACAAAACTAAATGGATCATCCTCTACGGTTAAATCTCTATCTCTCCATGCATCCTGAGCAAATGTTCCACCATTTACTCCTTTATTTTTCTGATCTCTTACAACTGCAACCTTTGTGAAAGATCCACCATAACCAGTAGGACCAGGAGTAGTATCATACCATATATCACCATCACAAACAGATGTTCCAGTAGGTTCAGAAGTTTGAACATATTTTGCACCAAAAGCATTACTACTATCAGGAATATTAATTTGCTTTGTCCCTGATGATGGTGTGCTTATTGTGATTGGCATATCACATGGTGCACTTCTACCAGTATAATCAACAAGTATATTAGTAAGACCTCCAGTTCCTCCACTACCCTTAGCAGTCCAACTTAAAATTCCATTTCCATCCGTTGTAAGAACTTCATTAGTCGCACCATCATTTTGAGGGAGGGTAAGTGTATAATCTGCTGTTAAATCAGCCGTAGCCGGAGTTTGAAGAGTGATTTTATGAGTTTTATCAGAATCATAAAGTTTTAAAACTTCTCCATGATAAGTTTTAGCATATACATTATTCCAACGTTGAGTAATACTATCTCCTAAATTATAACTTTCATTTACAGGAACACTTACATCTGATCTGAAATATGATTTATCTCCATCTGCAGTACTACACTTAAAAGTAGCAATACCTATTTGAGTATTACTAGAATTTGCTACTACTAAATAAGTTTCTGCTTCAGTACTATCATTACCAATAACAAATTTTTTATCAGCTCCACCTTTACTCCATATAGATCCTTGAAAATTATTATCAACACCATTTAAATATAATCTTCCATCTACACTAAGATCTTCAGTATTAGGATTAAAGTTTATTCCAGCAGCAGTATAAACACTTTCATATGCACCAGGATCATTATTACTATCAACAAAAGTTAAATAATAAGTAGCATTAGTAGTTGATTTTGTTGTCTTAACTTGATCTGCTTGACCAACTGGACCAGTAGTTTGATCAATCCAATCTAATTGAGACCCAGTAGAACTCAATATTTGACCTGCTGTTCCTAATTGATCGTCTTTATCTCTAATACCACCAGTAATTTTTATTCCATCGGTAGTAGTTTCAAGACGTTTTGTATTATTATACCATAATGATACTTCTGCATTTGCAGTTGCAATAATACTATCCTTAGTAGTATTAGGTTTTAATGTAATATTATGACTTGTATTAGCATTCTTACCTATTATTGAAATACTACCACCACCCTGTTGAGCAGTCCAAATAGCACCACCAGCACTATCACCATAAAGTCTAGTTCCCCAATCATTGGTACTATCATTTAAAGTACCGATAGTAAGATAACAACTATTTAAGATAGTAAAAGATTGTCCAGAATGATCCCAATATACATTATCAGTAGTTCCTCCACCAGCACCAATGAAATTTACATCACCAATACTATTTCCACTATCAATATAAGTGAAATAATCTGCTCCATCAAGATTACCATTATTGTTAAATTGAATTTCCGTATCATCACCACCTGCTGCCCCAACAATACTACTTGCATTTATCCAATCTAATTGTGATCCAGTAGAACTCAATATTTGACCTGCTGTTCCTAATTGATCGTCTTTATCTCTAATACCACCAGTGATTTTTATTCCATCGGTAGTAGTTGCTAATTTATCAAATGAATTATAATATAAGGTTACTGAACCACCTTCAACAGCTTTAATAACATTTGCACTAGAAGTGGTTTGAATGTTTAATTCATCCTTAATTCTAAAATTTAATTTTACATTATTGTCAAAATAATTAGCATTACCAGATTGTTGATGATATATTTCAATGTTCTGAGAATTGCTTCCAAATCTTAATTTTACATCATCTTTAAACTCAATTAATCCATTAGCACCACCATAATCATCTGTTGCTTTCCACTGAACTTTAGTTGCACCAAGACTATTAAGAATGTTTATATTTCCACTATCAGTTCCACTATCAATATAAGTTAAATTAACCATTCCACCAAAGGAACCATTATTATTATATTGAACTTGGGTATCAGATCCACCTGGTTCTGCTCCAATAGTAGAAGGATTTAACCAATCTAATTGAGACCCAGTAGAACTCAATATTTGACCTGCTGTTCCTAATTGATCATCTTTATCTCTAATACCACCAGTAATTTTTATTCCATCACTCGTAGTTTCAATACGCTTGGTTCCATCATGCGATAATGATACTTCTGCATTTGCAGTTGCAATAATACTACTCTTAGCACTATTGGGGTTTATTTTAATTGTATGAGTACCAGTACTATTATCACCACTCAACTCAATACTACCACTTCCTGTTGCTTTCCAATATGAAGTAGCTCCACTATCAGTATAGTAAATACTAGAAGGTCCACTCATATTGGCGGTTCCCAACTTTATTTCAGTCTCTCTTGTTAAAATAAGTTGTCCAGCACCTGGTTGCCAAATTACACTTCTTGATGGATCTGCAGCAGTTGTAAGACTAAGGAAGTGCACACTGTTAGCACCACCATAAGATAATGAACCACTTTCATCAAAAACAAAACTAACTGATCCATCAAAGGAACCATTATTATTAAATTGAAATTCAGTATTCTCACCACCTGGTTTTGCAGTAAGATCTCCTTGTGCTATCCAACTTAATATACCATCTCCATCAGTTTTTAATACATTATCAGGTCCACCATCATTTGGAGGAAGAGTAAGTGTATAATCTGCTGTTAATGTATTAGGAGACTTTATCGCAGCATAGTTACTATTATTACCATCGTATATACTAACAGCAGCACCAACTGTACCATTAGCAGATAATTTAATTCCTTTATCATAAGTAGATAATCTTAAACCACCATCATAATATAAATCAACTCCTTCATTTGTTTTTGCTGTTATTGCATTTTCAACACCACCTTCTGTTCTTATATAAAATTCATTAGTACTATCTACATATAAATTTCCAGTAGCACTAGTATTTTTTATATAACTATCATCAAAATGATAAATTTGCAATTCTCTAGTATCACCCCAACTTGCTTCAATGTTGTCGAGATATCTAAATCTCATTTCCGATTTATCCCAGAAAGCAGATTTAATACCTACATTACCTTTACTATCAACACCACCAGTTCCATGGAATTCAACATCATCTTTAAAGGTAGCAATACCAGTTACATATAAATCTTCAACTGTAAGAGTTCCTAATCCATCAAATGTTCTAGCATATACAGTATCCCATCTATTAGCACCACTACCTAAATCATATGTTTCAGATGTATTTGGAAGAATATGAGAATCTACCTTTCCACCAAAGACAATATCATCTGTAAGAGCATTACCTAAATTTACATCACCATTTAAATTAGAAGCACCACCTACTGTTAGAGTACTACTTAAATCTGCAGTCGCAGCATCTAATTGTCCAGTAACAGTAACTCCTATACCAGAAGTTTGTAATTTGGGAAGAGGAAAATTAGCAGAATCATAGTATAAATCAACAGAACAAGCATTAATAAACTTTGCAATATTTGCAGGTCCAACTCCATTTACAATTCTTAATTCACCATCACTTATCCCATTAATAATATAATTAATGTTTGAAGAATGGTATAGTTGTAAGTCGTCAGAATTTCCTAATTTTATTCTAGCATCATCATTAAATCTTAATGAATCTGCGGATTTGTCCCAATAAGCTATTTTATCACTATCAGCATTGCTCCAAAATTCTACATCACCTCTAAATGTTGCAATACCTGGATTTACAAGAAGTTGTTCAAATTTTCCATCAGAGAATACAGTATCATCCTTAATGAATAAATCACCACCCACATATAAATCACCACCAGTAGTAGTAATACCACCAGCAGCCGCAAGAGTAACTGCAACCCCCGTAGGTTCTCCCTTAAATGAAACTGCACCTCCAACATTAACATCTTTTATAATACCAAGACCACCAGTTATAGTTAATGCACCAGTGCTCTTAGTGGTAGATTGTGTAACATTATTTAAAAATATTTTTGCATTTACTTGTACCGTACCACCAGCAGAATTTAAATTTAAATTACCTAATTTAGTATCAATCGTATTAGTATTAAGTTGTATATTACCTAAGGTTGAAACTCCTGTTGCTTCTAATTGACTAGTAGTTGTACATCCACTAACATTAATTCCACTTGCACCAAAAGTATAATCATCAAACGTTAAATTACTACTATCAACTAATTCACCATTAGGTCCAACATAAACAACACGATCCTCTGTTAAATCAGTAACTTGTGCTGTGTTTGCCTTTATGCCACCATCAGCATTAATTAAATTAAGTGCTGTAGTAATACCAGTAACATATAAATGATCAACAGTAACTCCTCCTATAAAAGTAGATACTCCTAATACATCGAATACTTGAGCTGGTTGTGTACTTCCTATACCAACTCTATCATTAACTGCATCATAATAGAAGATATCTGCACCATCTACGAGACCTGCAGTATTATGATATTGTACTTGCCCAATATCTCCACCAGCACCTGCTGTAATAGCATTTTGATTTGTCCATTCAAGACCATTAAGACCTTTTAATAAAAGTTCTCCTTGATCTCCAGGTTCATTATTAAAATCATATATTGTTCCTCTTATTCTAATATCACCATTAACATCTAATTCTTGTGTTGGATTTGCTTCATTTATACCAACTAATGGATAACCAGTTGAAGCATTGGCAGTTATAATAGTTCCACCAATTCCAATTTTAACTCCTTTCCCTATGGTAAGAATACCACTATTAAATACTAAATCAGTAGATGTTGCAAAATCATTTGATTCTTTAAATAAAACACTTGAATTAGGACCAGGAGGTGCTGCTGTTATTGTAGCAATATTACCTGCACTAACACCTGCCACATAAGGAGCTGCATCAGCAGTTAAAGAGTTTCCAACAAAATTAAGTTGGGTTATACTACTTACTCCACTTACTAATGATCCTTCTTCATATATGCTAATAGCACCAGGTATTAAACCACCACCAATTGGAATCCAATATCTTTCGCCAGGATTTGAAAGAACAGATACTAATTGATATTGTTGACCAACAGGAATACCAGGAGTTCCAGAAGCAGTTGGAGGATCACCAATATTAGGTTCTGCTTGACCTATATCAAGATATTGATATCTATCGTCTGTTAATTTATTTTGCGGGGTTCTCTTAACCCTTCCACTTAAATACTTAGGCATTACTATTTTCTAGAATACTTGCAAGAAATTCCATTTGAAGTGGAGCAACAAGTCCACCAGCAGTAGATATTCCAACATTAACAGTTATACTATTTGGATCTGCTTCAATAATTCCTAAATTTACTCCAGATGCAGGATCGCCTGGACGTGGATATGCGTGTTCAGATCCAAATCCATCTTGACTACAAGAAAATATTAAAGAACTATTATCAATCGTAATAGCTTCAGTTGATCTCTTCATACTGTTGTTAACAGCACTGACAAAATCATGATCATAATCACCACCTGCTCTAACAACAGATCTACTAATACCAGCAGTTGCTATTTTAAATGTATGGGCATTTGAAGCAGCAGCTCCTGCACCTCCAACATTAACATCAAAAGTATTTGTAGTTACATTTGATATAGGTAACCAAGTATCAGCAGCAGGGTCAGTTGCTCTAGGATAATTCTCTTCACCACCCCCACCATAATTACATTCAAAAGTCATACTATTGTTATCAATCTTAATTGCATCTCCAAGTTCAAATCCATGACTAGCAATAGTAACAGTCATCGCACCAGTTGATGCATTATAAGTAGCAGCAGTTGGTTTCTGCTTAGTTGGTGATACAAAAGTATGAAGTCCAACATCTGAAAAATCTGCTGTTCCAATACCTAAAGCAACTGTTGTATCTGTTCTTGCCACAATAGGAACTGAAGTATTATATGCAGGATCAGGAGACCCATCACCAGCAGTTGCACGAGGATAATCATGATTAGTAGCATTATTATCTTTAGCACAAGTAAATCTAAGAGATTCTGTTGCTATTTTAACTGTTGAAGTTGCTCTACTTATAGCATTATCTGCCCAAGATACAAAAGTATGAGCATTAGTATTTGTAGAAGGAGTAGTATTTAAGACTTGTACCTCAAATGTGTTTGTAGTAACATTAGAAATACGAATCCACTTACCATATGCAGAATCAGTTGTTCTAGGATATGATTTTTGAGCAGCAGTGCCACTTGCTCCATTATAATTACAACTCATTACTAATGATTCAGTAGCAATATTAATCCAATCTCCATTGTTAAATCTATGATTATTAAGAGTAATAGTAAATACACCCGTAGTTGGGTTATATGCCGCATTAGTTGGAGTATGCTTTGATGGTCCTCTAAATGTATTTGATCCAACAGTAATAGTAGTAATTCCAACAGTAGGATCGTATTCAGCAAAACTAGCATTATACCATCTAGTAGGAGAAGCTCCTACATCTAACTTAAATTTAGTAGTGCTTTCTACAGTAATAGACTGCCACTTATTGTGCATAGGATCAGTGGGTCTTGGATAAGTATGATTTGTAGATTTACCATCCATACTACATTTCACTGTTAATGCATAATCATCAAATTTAATAAGATTACCACTAGAAAATCCATGGGCAGTAGCAGTATAAACTGTTAATATTCCCACATGGGCATTGTACTCTATATCACTAGGAGTATGAGAAGTTGACGATGTAAATAGACTATTATTAACAAGATTTAATTTTAATTTTCCATTTTTTGGAGTATATGTCGCATCTGATGGTGTATACTTATCACTACTTGATACTATTGTAATTGCATTATCTACAGATCGAATAAATCTATGGTTTGCTGCATTGAAAAAATGAATTATACCATTAGCTCTACCAACATTTGTAGAAAATACTTTACTATCAGCAACAGTATTTACAATATATGATGCTTGCGGATCTGGAAATATTGTTGTGGTAATACCTGAGGTATTATTATCACAAGTAAATGCTATTCCAGCCATTGTAACTTGATCACCAACAGAAAAACCATGATTACCTTCAGTCATCACAGTACAAACTCCTGTTGGTTCGGTATATTGAACATCAACAATTGTAGATACACCACTTTGTATAGCTGAAATATATACACGATCTACAATTAATGGTGTCTTTTCTAGAACCATTCTACCATCTATTAAAATTACACCATCATTAGGTGGAATTTCTACATCTTTTATAACTCTAATATCTCTTGTTAATCCTGTGCTTCTAGATTCTCTTCTTTGTACAAATGTTACTGTTGGATATGTTCCTACACCCACATTTGCAACCTGAGCATACAATACCAAAGCAGAAGTTCCTGTTGGCACTTCATACAATTCCTGTAATCCTGGTGCTACAGGAACAGCAATTGATATAAACTTATTGACTGGTGCTATTGCCATATTATCTCAACGCTAGTATTAATGGTGTTAATTGTGCTTGAATCGCTCTGTTAAAGTCTCTTCCTCGAATAGTAGATGTAGTCTGATCAACAGTTAAACCATCACCAATCCTAAAATTACCTTTTTGATCCGTACTTGTAAATGGACATTGACCTCCATTTATAGCAACAACTTCATTTGCAGTAATAGGTACACCACCTTGGAAGGGGTTCGCTTTATTTATATCCGTACCAGCACCAATATATTCAAATGAATGAGAACTGGTGATAATTCTACTTAATCTTACAAGTTCAATATCAGTTCCAGCAAAAATCCCATAAGGAATAAACTGATCGAATGTTACTGTTGTTAATCCAACATTTGATGGTTCTCCAGCAACACTTACAGTATATAAAATAGGATCCGTATCAGCAACTAATTGTGCAGATCCACCACCACTAACACTAACTGTAAAATCTTGATTTGGAAGGAAATTTCTACCACTTGCAACAACATCAACAGATGTAATAGTTCCAGCAGCACTCACATTTACAGAAAATTCTGCACCAATAGATTCTGGACCTAATGGTCTTGGAACAGTAATAACTGGAGGTGCTGCTGAATTATATTCTCCTGGTAATCCACCATTTACAACAGTAATACCTCTAATTAATTGTAAGGGTTTATCTAAAATACCACTAACCGTAGTATCAAGATAATTTGCCAAATTAAGTTTAAAGAATAATCCTTGACCGTCAAAAGGTTTTCTAAATCTACCCAAAGAATCTGTAAGATTAGTAAGTTCAATAACATCACTATCAGCAGGAGCAGAAGTAAATACTTCCCCTGTAAATTCTGTTGCACCTACCCCATCAGCAAAAAGTCCAAAATTACCGAATGATGAGTTAGAGTTTGTTAAATCACATTGCCCACCAGTATCACAGTAAATTGCAATATCAGACGCAATAGTAAAGATAGAAACTAACTGAGCATATGCATTGTTTGTAATTGATACACCAATACCATTTTGATTATACTGCGTAAATGCATCACAAACAAAAGATTTAAAGTCTTGCCCTAGATTATTAGTACCACTAAAATCAGCATTAGCATGATTTCCATCAATTCTCATACCTGTACTACCTGTCATAAAGTTAGTACAGTTTCTAACATATGGAGATTTCCACCTACCAGTAGCACCTTCATTTGCTGGTCCTAATGCAATATATCCTGTATTTGCTTGATCTGCTACAACTAATGGAGGAAAAGCAACTGCTGCACCAGTATGATTATATGAAACTCCTCCTTGACCATCAGTTGGTGGACCAGAGAAGTTAAGATTTTGTATCAAACAACCTCTTCTAACATGAAATACATCCTTATCTCTATTTTCAGGAACAATAGTTACAAGTCTTAAGTCTTCACCAGATACAGAAACATCAGTTCTTAATCCAATTGGATTATTTTCAGTATAACTACCAGAACGAATAATAATAGTATCTCCTTCTTTTGCTATTGCTGCTGCTCCACCAACAGTTCTCTTTGCATCACCTTCTAAAAATCCAGTATTAGTATCATCACCATCTACGGTAACCCAGATAGCATTTTCAGTCTCAACACCAGATGGTCTCCATGATACACCAGCACCAACTGCTGACAATCTATAATCATTTTTCGACTTACTAACATCAAAACCAACACTATTTAATTTATCAATAAAGGCATTTTCTAACTCTAACGTTCCTTCAAGTCTTGTATTATTACCAACATTTAAATTCTCCTGAATACCAACACCACCTTGTTCTACTACGAGAGCACCAGTATCTTTATTGGTTGATGATTCATTAACACCTATTCGTACGTTACCGCCAACATTTACATTTTCTTCAACACCAACACCACCTAATTCTACTATAAGAGCACCAGTATCTTTACTAGTTGATGATTGATTAGAACCTATTTTTGCAACACCACCAACATTTAAATTCTCCTCAATACCAACACCACCTGATTCTACTACAAGAGCACCAGTATCTTTACTATTTGATGTTATATTTGCCTGTAATTTAGTTTGTCCACCAACAAATAATTTTTTAACTATACCAACACCACCATCCATTTGTACAGAAGCATTTGTTGTAGTAGATGCATCCGTAGTATCATTAAATGTTGTAAGTCCATCTACATCTAGTGTACTATCAAGATATGCACCACCAGTTACATGTAATTCTGATCCAACATAAAGTTTTTTAGCAATTGCAGTACCACCATCTATTGTTACTGAACCACCTTGTGTAGAACTTGATGCATCAGCAACATTATTAAATCTAGCAACACCAGTAACATCTAATGTACCACTTAATAAAGTGTTTTGATGAACTTCTAAATCATTACGAAGATCTGTTTTTCCATCTACATCAAGAATATCATTAAGAAACGTAGCTCCATCAACATTTAATTGTGAATCAAAATCAACATTACCAGTAACATGAAGTTCTCCTGTTACATCTAATTCTACTGCTGGACTATCATTTTTGATACCAACATTAGTCATCCTATAGATTGGACTATTAACATCACCAGATGTTGTGAATCCCCATAAATCCTGAGATTGTATCCTAGCAATCATTGTAGGATTATCTGGATCTGGTATAGGAATTATAGTATCGGTACCAAGACCCAAACTATTAAGTTGCACATAATTCATTACAGAGAATGTTTGTGCAGTTCCAGGATTTGGTATATAAACCCCTTCATCTTGAACTAGGATACCAACTTGTTCAACTGGTGATGCCTGAATCCATCGGACACCATCAAGATCCATATTCAAGTAATATCCATTAACACCAGGAGATTGTCCAGAGTCATATAAATGACCATCCAATCTCATAGGTCCCAATACATCAAGTTTTACTTCACCAGTAAAACCAGTGTTCATACCAACAAAATTAGCAGGAGCAGTAGTTCCGATACCAACTGTACCTAATCCAGTAATTACAACAGCTCTATCATCCGTTTCACCTGAATTACCAATTGTATTTGGACCACCAACTTGGAATCTTTCAAATGGTGCTGTATTTCCTACACCAACTCTACCAGGAAATGGTCCTGTATTGATTCCAGTAAATACAGTTCCACCAACACCAACATCTAATCTATGTCGAACTAATAATTCAAAAAGATCTAATTTTCCTTCAATATAAACATCATCTTTGAAAGTAGCAATACCACCAAACCAAGAGTTATTTAAAACAGTTAAATTCTTTACCGTTAAATTTTCAGGAAGTTTTAAATCATCGCCACTAAAATCATAATATAATTTTCCATAAACATAAACGTTTTCAAATACTGAATCTCCAGTGTGTGCGTTTTGATTACCTATTCCAGCCATATTATCCTCCTAACTTTGCGATTGATTAACTGCTGATTCTACAGCTGCACCTGCAACAGGACCACCATAGGCAGTAGCAGCAGTTTGAGCTAGAGTACCAAGACTTAAATTTCCACCACCAAGTCCACCAATTGCTCCACCAAGTCCTCCACCACCAAGCATTCCACCACCAGCAATCATACTAGAAGAAAAAGCCTTAAACATACTAGATTTTTTAAGCAAATCTGCTATGTTTCCACTTTTAAGACCTTTCTCATCAACATGAACCTTACTACCATAAATTAAAACCTCATCAGTAGATCCTGGTTGATCATAACCAATACGAATTTTAGGTGCTTGCAATACTATTTCTTCTGCTGCTTGTAATGTAATTTGTTTTGCCTTTTGTAATATTTTTCCTTTATCTGCATTAAAATCACAATTACCTTTATGTGCAATTAATTTATAACTATGCTCATTTTCCTTATTTTTAAATCCACACTCTACCTGTAGTGTTTTTTCAGCATAAACTCTTGATAAACCACTACCCTCGGAAAGAGTTTGATTATATTTTACACCGTCTTTAGTTTGGGATAATAAAGAATATGCCACTTTTCCTGGCAATCCAACCATATGACCAGAAGCTTCAATAATTAACTGTTGATTAAATATTTCCTGAGTATAATTTTCTTGACTCATATTAATTATCTCCTCCAGTAGGGAAGTCACCAACACAATCAACAACTTCAAGTGTTTGATCAGGTACAATTGGTTTGTTCAATGTCATAATTACTCTAAAAATAGCACCATATCCAGGATTTTCAATCAATTCTTCTATTTCTGGTAATGTTGTATATGGTTTTTGACAAACAATATCACAACTAACACATTTACCATCAACAACATTAAGATTTATACACTCATCAGATATAGTTGCATTTTCATATCCAGCACCAGGATTTTCTATTATAATTTTTTCAATATAAACTTCATCAACTTCTCCTGGAATATCAACAGGATAATTTTCACCCTCACTTAATACTACAATATTAGTTATTTGACCAAAAGTAGGAGAATTTATATTTTTATCAACAATTGCCTTACCAAAAGCACCAACTCCCTGATCACAACTATCAGTAAAAGTTACAAGAGGTTCTTCACTATATCCTTCACCAGTATCAGTTATTTCAACACCAACAATACTAGCAGTTCTCTTCACATCTCCAAAAATATCATCAGGGTCAAGTTTATCTATAAAGTTTCCAAATAAAACTTTTCCTGCTCCACCAATACCATTACCACCAAATATCTCAACCTTAGGAGATCCACACTTAAATATATTTCCAGTATAACAATCAGTTCCCACAGTATCTCCTGCCTCACTTACTTTGGAACCAAATATTGAAAACTTACCGTATGCTTCTTCAAATTTATTTAAACCAGAAGGAAGACCTTTTAAAATATTATTTTTACCCTTTTCGATTTGACCAGCAACTTGATTCGCAGATTCAAATGCTTTATCCATAAAATTTTGTTGCTCATTACTACCCATTGGTTTTGCATCTAATTTATCAATAACAAATTTATCAGTATCAACAGGTTTTGATGTTTTACCTCCACAACTAAATAAATCTTTTGCTTTACCCATTATATTAAGTCCCTTATTAATAAAACTTTTTACATTAAAAGCTTTTACTCCAAATTTCTCAAGTAATCCTGATACTCCATTTGTTAATGGAGAAACAAGAGAATCAATCGTTTCTGTAATTTTATTAGTTATAGCACCTACCATTTGTTGAACAGCACAAGTACCAGCATTTAATACATTCTTTACCATACCTGTCAACATATCTTCAATTGAACCAGATAAAGCACCAGACACTTTATTTACTAAGCAATTTGTTGAACCTAACATGCCTTGGATAGGTCCAACCATGCTTGTTTGCAAAGAAGTAATTTTCGATAATGCTTTATTAAATGGAAGATTTTGTGCGAATACACTTGAAGCAATACCATCCAATCCACCTTTAGCATAATCTATTAATCCATCAGTAAGTGAATTTCCAATTTGTCCAATAAACGTTTGAGACGAACTACTAATCATATTAGCTACACTTTTTATCTCACCAGGAAGATCAAGACTAAAATTACTTGCTTTACTTGCTAAATCCATAAAATTGGACAATTGAACTTGAGTCTCTGCAAAGAAATTATTTTTATCTGGATTTGCTGTAAGAACTGCCATACCAGAAGTTAAAGATACTGGACCTACATCTGGAAAATCTATTTTTTTATATTCTTCAGCTCTTTTTTGAAATTGTTTAAAAGAATCCTTAGATAAATTTTCTATTTGACTCGAATCAAATGAAGTTATATCTTTAAATTGATCTGGATATTGAGTCTTAATATTCTTAATTGCACCCTGCCATTTTTCACCAGGAGGATTGTCCTTTATAAGATTCTCAAAAGATTTGATCTGTTGAAAAGAAGGAAATTCTGTTGGCACAGCAGGAATAAATGGTTTTTCATTTACTTCATTTCCATTTACACCACCCTCTTCAACAGTAGCATTTATTTTTACAGTTGTTGTTCCACCCCGAAGAGCACCACCATCAATATCTTCATAAACATTGCCCTTATCATCTTGTCTGTATTCTACCTTATTACTAACAACAGTACCATTTATAGTTTGATCAGTAAGAGCTTGACTAATAGTAGAATTAAGATCTGTGGTACTACCTTCATCTAATAACTTTTTAAGTTCAGCTGAACTAAATTTTTTACTTCCACCTGTTCCACCTTTTGCTGCTATTTTATCAATATTATCAGCATCCTGATTTACACCACCAGTATTATATGTGGATTTGGCATCAAGATTACCTTGATTATATGATGATGTCATAGTATGTAATTCCTCCTTTTATTATTTATCATGGATAATTAAAACATATTAAATGCTTCATCAGAACTAGGAATTACTGTAGCAGTATTAACTGCATCTCGATACCCTGCATCCCATGGCTGATAAGTTTTGTCTCCTATGGTAATAGGTGCTCCAGTTCCACCATATCTGTTCATTAATAGTAATGAATTTTTCCTCTTGTTGAATTCATCTCTTCTCAAATTTCCTGTATTAGTTGGATACAATCTAATATCAGCAGTGCTCTCATTAGTTGCTTTCTTAACTTGTACATTTTCAACTTCTTTTGCATAATCATACTGAAGTTTTAAAACTTCTTTATCATCAGCAGGTGCAGAACCATCTAAAACTTCTTTAGCATTGTTTATATTATTTTTTTTATTAATTTTGTTTATTACCTCAGACTTTTCACTTGAAGTTATTGGAGATGTTACGTTAGATACCTTATTTGAAGTACTTTGTGATTTTGAAAAATCATCATTAACTTTCAATTGATCTTTTTTCAAAGTATCTACGTACCCTTTAATTCTTTCCTTTTCTTCCTTACTAGTACTTCGTCTATTCATTTGACTTTCAAGATTCTTTATATCAGCATTAGTTCGAGCATTATACCTAGCATTTAAAACAGATGCGTTAGTTTTATCAGATCTTATGTCTTGTGTTGGATCATCTACTACTGGTTGTTCATATAAATCTTTTCCTTTTTTTGCAGTGTCTAATTTTGGTTGATATACTGCATCAACAGCATTTTCATTAGGATCATTTCCACCTTTAACATCGGATAGTTTTTCAGTAGGGGATGCTTTTGATTTTCCATTACCTTTCTCTGTACCTTCTCTAATTCGAGGAGTAACTATTTGATCCTGTCCACTATATTCTTGATCTTGTGTTAACCCTGCTTTTTGTTCTGGAGTAAATCCAGATTTAGGTGCGAGTTTACTATTATCATTCTCCTTTGCCTTTTCAGCAGATTCTTTTGTTCTACCCAAAGCACCAAGAATTACTGGAAAATTATTATTAGGTGATAAAAATGCACCAAAAACAACATCTCCTTGTGTTAATTTAACAGTACCTTTCTTACCAGCACCACCTGTTCCACCAGTTGTCGGAATTAATGCAAGTGCTGTATGGACATCTTTATCATCAACACTATCTGAATTTGAATAATCACCTATGATACGAACCTTATATCTCCAACCCCATCCCATACCAGATGTTTGACTTTTCTGTTTATCAAATTTTACAATCATTCCCAACCAGAATTCTACACCCTTTCCAAAAAATGATTGATTGTCTAAATCTACTTTACTTTCCATATCTATTATTTACCAGTATGTAATCCATAACTATCACGAGCAAGAGTCATAGATGTAAATGATCTTTGGGGATCAAAATGATGACAAAGATGTAATATTAAGTATTTACCACTTTGTTGTTGGTCTACACCACCCATTGCTTTATCACCCTGACGTTCAAACTCAACTTTGATAATATTTCCTGCTCTTAATTTTAAATTGCAAGGGACTTGTATTTCCATTATCTGAGAATGTAAAAGGTTATATCTCATAGGAGATTTTGCTTGCCACTCTCTTGGATCATTATTTGGAGTTGTATTAGTAGGATCTAAACTACCAATATCCAAAATATGATAATTAGTCTTACTATAATTATCAACTTTATCTTTAAACGGTACTTCTTTTTTACCTAAGGTTTTTTCAGGATTTAATTTATAAATATCTTCTTTAGTTTCAAAGGTTAAAGGATTAAAAAATACATTACGACTACTATAAGTTCCAGACTCTAATGTTTTTGATACATCTTGATCTTTAACTATGTTAGGTGGTAATACAATTTTAAAATCATTTTCTTTACCTTGCATTGCACCAGAATATGTATAAGTTTCTACTGGTTCTTCCGAAATTAAATTATCTATTGCTTTAAAATTGAGTCCATCTTGTGTTTCATAGAAGAAAAATCCAGGATCACCCTTTTCAGGAATAGATCTTCTACATAGATCATTTATTAAATCTAATCCACCTTTTCCTTTTGAAATAAAATCATAACTATTGCTTGTACCATCTATCGTATATTTTTTAATATTTAAATCTTTCAATATCTGTTCAACAGTATTACTAATTCTACCTTTATATTTTTTACATGGGTCTTTAATATCATAATTATCAATAGCAGGATTTGATTTAAGACTTAGAAGAACAGACTGACGATTTGATTCCTGAGATACAACTGGAGCACTATTAATCTTTAATGGATTCTTTGTAAAATTTAAAATTCCAGATTTAGATTCTATTTTTACTTCGAGATCTTCATATCCAGTAATAGGTAATGAATTTTTAATACTTCCCTTTCTTTCTTGAGTATCTTGCTCCTTACCTGCCTCAATAGAATCACCACTATCTAAAAATACCAAAGTAGCAGTTATTTCAGGTGAATATACACTCTCATAAAAATCAAAAGATGTAGTTTTTCCTGCAATATTAGCAGTTTTACCATCCTTATTGATAACCATTTTAGCATACTTAGATGCTCTTGATGCACTTCCTGACATTTATATCCTCCTATACTGGTACTGGTACTTCAACAACTTGTCTCTGCACAATCACAGTCTTAGGTCCCGTAGATGTTCTTTGATTTAATTTAGCTAAATCCTGATTGTTATTTATACGTTTAAACTGAGCTTGATTTGGTTTTACTCCTCCTCCTTTTGAAGGAACAGAATCAATCATCTTAGATATATCTGCGGTAGAATCAGATTCACTTTGAGTATCACTAGAAGTATCACTAGTTTCTTCTGCGGGAATATCAGTCTCACTCATAACATCTTCACCTTCAATTAAATTACCTTCATCATCAAGTTTAATTTCTTTACCAGCTTCTTTAGAAAGACTATTAATATCAATATCAGATTCTTTTTCTAATGCTTTAAGTTCACCTTCTAACTCCTTCTGTGCAGTATCATCTATTTTTGTTTTCTCTGTAATTCCAAAGAAGTTCTTTACAGATTCAGTAATACCACCAACAAAATTAAATATATTTTTAATAGCAGAATTAACACCATCAATAAAAGGTTTAATACTCTCCCATATCTCATTAAACTTTTTGATAAATCCAGGCAATGCATTAACAAGAATTCCACCTAAAATAATCGATCCAAAAGACAATATCTTATCAATTATATTACCAGTCGCAGCACCTGCTTTTTTAGAAAAACTAGTAAGTGGAGAAGTTTTTTTAACTCCTTCTACACTCTTTTCCTTTGCTTCTTTTCTTTCTAATTGCAAAGCAGCATTAGCTAATCGTTTTTTAGATAATTTAACCTTGTTTAATTCTTTATTCTTTTCAAGCAAAACACTTTTAATATTGGTTACAGTTATCTTAAGTTTTTTGATTTCCCTATCTTGGAGTTTAACAGTTGCCATAATATTATACTATCCCGTGTAATGCTGGTGTTAAAGTCATATATTCATTCAAAGGATTAATAGAACTAATAAAAGTAACTTCTGTTGATTCTGGTGCTGGAACTTTCTTTTCTGGTGGTTTAACTTTAACAGGTGGCAAATCTTCTACCACTACCTTTGTTTCATCAACTGTCAAATCTGGAACTTCATTTGCATTTTTTGCTCGATTAATATCTCTTGCAACAGTTCCTGCATCAATTGCTATTGATAAACCAGTTCCAACACCAGGTACCATTGATGCTGCACCAGATGCTAACTCCAAACCAGCACCAGTAAAATCACCTGCCAGTGCTCTTTGTCCAGCAAATAGTAATCCTGCACCTAATCCAATAAAAGGAATCTTTTTAAGAACACTCTTTCCTATTGCTTTTGTTGCTCCTTTTGCTGCAACCTTAGTTGCTGTTTTTGTTGCAACCTTACTAGTAACCTTAGATGCTACTTTTTTAGAAGTACTCTTAAATATAGATTTTCCACCTGCTTTAATTATTGCACGTTTTCCAGCTTTTTTTATACCATGTTTAAATATTGATTTTAATCCTTTAAATGCTGCAACAGCACCTTTTCCAAGACCCCTTATAACTTTAAAAAGTTGTCTTACTTTTTTTACAACTTTTGATAAAAGAAATATACCAGCACCAGCAGCAAGCCATTTCCAATGTTTTGCTAGGAAACTAAAAGCACCACTTATTCTATCTTTCCATGCTGGATCTAAATTCTGCCAGAAAGTAACAGCAGCATTACCAGCAATACCAGCACCTAATAACGTAACAAAACTAATTAACCTATCAAAAACATTTTTAAATGGAGAAACAACACTAGCTGCTACTCCCTTGATACCTGCACCTAAACCTTTACCTGCACCCTTTATTCCTTCTAAACTTTTCTCAGCAAGATTTTTTTTCCTTTCTTCGTTTTCTTTTTTCTTTAACTTATTTTCGGCATCTTGTTCACTAATTCTATTAGCAAAATCTAATGATAATGCATTACCAATATCTTGAATAGTAGAATTTATTTCTGCTAACTTATCTTCATTACCACCAAAAGGTTTTTGTGCCTTTAAAACATTCTTCAAAAGAGTAATCTTCTTTTCATTCGCAGCAACCCTTTTTTCTAAAGGATCAAAATCATTTAATTGAAATACTTTTTCAGTACTAAGAGCACCACCACTACGAGCAATAGCACCACCTTTCTTCGGAACAATCGCACCACCTTTTCCACCACCACCAAAGATGGTTTTCATGTTAGTGACATTTAGTTTTACGTTAGAAGGTAATACTTCTGGGTTAATTGTCGGCACTTTGTTTCAGATTCTCTTCGTCGATATACTGTTTTAATAAAGTAACATAAACTTCCTTTTCCCAAGGCATCATATTTTCTATCTCTGTTAATGAGTATTTATGGTGTTGCATCAAGGCAAAGTTTACCTTGTAGTATGACTCAAGACTTGTATGAGCCATACTTAGGTGAAAAAACTTGCTAGTCCCTCCAATACAACTTCAGATTCGACCTCAGTAGTTGGATTTGTTACCTTAACTTTATGAGAAAGTTTAGGCATTGTCTCAAAGAACTTTTCAATAGTTTTAAACTGTTTACTATTCAATTGCTCTATGAAATCTTCCAGTTCTTTTTTAGTTGAATCAGAAGCATCCCAACTCTCTTCTTCATCATAAATCATTTCAATACAATTAGTAATCATATTCAATGATTTATCAACATCACTAGTGTCATTACCAGTATCAAAATTACTTTCAATAAATTGATCAAATGATGGATACTTAAGTTTCATAGAATATTGATCATCAAGTTTAATAATATTCTTATGCCCTCTGGTCTTTTGAACTTTAATGGCATCAATATTAATTTCCATTTCAACAGATGTTTTATCATCATCTGGACAAGTCAAATTAACTTCAACAGTCTCACCAACTGACTTTGATCGAACATTTAAGAATAAGTATTCAATATCAAAAGTAGCAAGTTTAGTAACATCAACTCCCTTTGTAAGAATACACTCATTTAATATTTCAACAACAGCATTTGCTATTTGTCCAGTATCTTCCGTTTCTAATGCAAGAATAAGTATTTTTTCTTCTCTTACAAGAAAAGGACGATATTTAATTTTTTTTCCAGTAGAAGGAATAACTAACTCATAAGTTGGAGTATTAATCTTTGGTAATGGCATAATGTTTTCACACTTCAGTAAATTTATTTATAGGGGTAATTTTAACTTCTTGTTACAGTGTATCTATCATAATTAAAACTAACTGTAACTTTCATTAAATCTGCTGTTCCATATGTAACAGGTAGAGATGTAATTGATTTAGGAAAAGCATTCTTAAATTCATACATTAAAGTTCTTTCAATGTTCTTTTCAAATTTAGTAATTGTCATTGTATTGCATTTATAATCATCTGGATATTTAAATCTTCTATAAAATGCCTTTTGATCAGGATCAACATCTGCACCACTAGAAATATAATCCATCCATCCTTCAAAAATACTTAGAGATGTATAATCCTCATCCACATAAAAAGTAAAATCAATATCAGTATATAAACGAGTATGAGCAAACTCCTGAGGAACACCCATAAAATTATCCTTTACTTCTCCTGTTGCAAATGCACTCGCAGGTAATGATGCATCAGAACAAAGAATTCCCAAATCTCTAGATAAGTAATTTCTAGCATTATCAATTCCAAGTCTTTGAAGATAATTCATTACCGTTTGATTAAGATTTGAAAAATGAACTTGATATTGATTCGTCAACGACAGTCTACCAAGTTTCTCCTTGACTTCTGACATTGTGATTCTTTGTACTATACCCTTTGCCACTCTAAATACCTTACGAGTCTTATATTATTTCTATTTAGATGGCTTATAAAGGAAAATTCAGACCAAGCATTCCTAAGAAGTATAGAGGTGATTATACCAATATAATATACCGTTCTTTATGGGAACTTAAATTTATGAAATATTGTGATAGTAATCAAAATATTTTAGAATGGGGAAGCGAAGAATTTTTCATTCGTTATATATCTCCCATAGATAATCGTGCTCATAGATACTTTCCAGACTTCTATATTAAGGTACGAGAAAATAATGGGCAAATTAAAAAATATGTAATTGAGATTAAACCAAAAAAACAATGTATAGAACCAAAGGTGCAGAAAAGAAAAACTAAATCATACATTCGTGAAGTATGTGAGTATGCAAAGAACCAAGCAAAATGGGAAGCAGCAACAGAATATTGTAAGGATCGTAAATTAGAATTTAAAGTATTAACAGAAAACGAACTAGGTATTAAGTAATGGATAGAATTTCAAGTATAAAACAAAATATGTTAGGAATTGAAAGTCCTGATGATTTAATGCTAGAAATACTAGAAGCACTACCCGAAGCAGAAGGAGTTCCTGAAGCAGGAAACTATTATACCTTTGTATATCAACCAAAAACATCAGGTATTCAATATGATGAATTTCCTCTAGTTGCAGTTACAGATGTGTTTAACTGGGGATTCAAAGGATTGAATTTTCATTGGGGAAATGTTAGACAATATACATGGCAAGAGATGGTAGGAAACCTACATATAGTCAATTCGGAAGAGATGCAATCTTTACGTTCTATTCCTTATGCAAAAATACGTCTAAATAGTTAAAATTAATATATAAGGTCGATAATGTCGAATAGAGCAAGGCAAAGAAACAAAAATAAACAAGCACAACAGGAAAGATCTGCTGCAAATAGAGCAGAAAACCCAGATAAGTTTAGCAAGAATAATGTTATTTCAGGTAGAAAAAAACCTAATCCTGGTGCATGGGATAAAAAATATACAGTAGACCCAAATAAACGACAAATGGGTAGAGCTGCTGCTAAAAGAAGAATGGAAGCAGGAAATGAAAGTAGTAGTAATAATAATGAAAAAACAGGTACTATAACATCATCTGATTATGGTAAAAATGCTAGTGGTTCAACAGAAGCACATAAACAATCTAATATAAGAGATCGAGGTGGTTTATTAAGATATCCGTTAGAAGCAATGACGGATTCCACTGATTATCTACAAATTGATATTACAAAATACGTTCCAGTAAAAGAAAAAAGTGGTGGACTAGTAAGTTCTGTTGGTAGTAGAAAACTTTCTGGAAGATCACCAGTTCGTGGTTTTACAGCAACTCAATCTTTGGTTAATCAAGGAACTGTACTATTACAAATACCATCCCAAATTCAAGATGGTAATTCTGCTTCTTATGGTGAGAGTAGTATGAATAGTCTTGTTGGTGCTGCTGCTGGTGGAATATCTGATCTTATGACAAAAGTAGGTGAAGCAACAGGTAAAGGTCAACTTACCGAAGCAGGTCAAGCAAGTAAAGATTCGTTAAACAATGCATTAGCAAGTTCTGGTTTAACTGTAGATTCTGCTAAATCATTAATTACTAAAAAATTAGCAGCAAGTGCAACTAGTATACTTGGTGGTAACGTATCAATTAATCAATTATTAGCAAGAGAACAAGGACAAGTATTAAACCCTAATATGGAATTATTGTTTAATGGTCCTACATTAAGAAATTTTAGATTCTCATTTAAAATGACTCCTAGAAGTGAAAAGGAAGCAGAACAATGTAAGTTAATTATAAGAACTTTCAAAATGAATATGGCACCCAAAGTAACTGGTTCTGGTGCAAATTTATTTCTAAATACTCCAAACGTATTTGAATTGAGATATAAGAGTGGATTTAGAAATCACCCATTCTTACACAAATTTAAACAATGTTTCTTGACTGATATATCAGTTAATTATACTGCAGAAGGTGTTTATGCAACCTATGAAAATAAAGAACCAATATCTATGACTATGGATTTAACATTTAAAGAACTTGAACCAATTTATGATAATGATTACTTTGATGAAAGAGGTTATGATTCAGATAGCACAGTAGGGTACTAAACATGGGATATTTTAGAGAACTTCCAAATTTATTATATCAATCATTCTTACCATCCAAAAATTCTTCTTTGGATTATATTGAAGTGAAAAATCTATTTCGTAGAGCAAAATTACGAGATGATCTACAAAGTGTTTTTACATTATTCACAAAATATCAAATACCTGAGGGATATCGACCAGAAAATGTAGCAGAAGATTACTATGGTAGTGATGAATTAGATTGGATTGTTTTAATGTGTGCAAATGGTCCTGAGAATACCAGTGGAATAATAAATGTTAGAAATGATTGGCCATTATCAAATAGAAACTTATATAACTATGCATATGACAAATATGGTAATGATTTAAATTCTACTCGTTTCTATGAAACAAAAGAAATTAAAGATAATAAAGGTCATTTAATTTTACCTGCTGGTAAAGTTGTAGATTCCGACTTTACACTATCATATTCTGAAATTACAGGTTTAAATGCAAATGAAGAACCTATCAGTGAAAATAGAACAAAAAGTGGAACTGATGTTAGAATAGGAATATCAAATTACATATACGAAACACGTTTAAATGAGAAAAAATCATCTATATATTTACTTAAATCTGAATATTTACAACAATTCCTAAATGACTTTAGAGATATTATGATATATGATACATCAACAGAATATTTAAATGATAACTTAATTAAAACAGAAAATACTAACGTTATTAATTCATAAAAAAAAGGGGTCGTGAGACCCCCTTTCTTGTGTTATTCAGCAGCGAGTTTCGCAAAATACGAAAGTGCTTCATCATCATCTGTACTGGATGGAGTAGTTGCAGTTGCAGCAGTTACTAACTGTTCTGCTTCACCTCTATCACTATCCTCATCAACAGTCTCTGCATCTTGAGTAACTTTCTTGTTACCAAGAACATAACTTAGACGAGTCTTAAGTTCATCATAAGACTTGAACTGATCTGTTGCAACAAGTTCTGCAAGAGAGTACTCTTTCTTCCAGAGTGCTTCTAGTGCATCATCATCACTATCCTTCAAGAGAGGACTTACAGCAGCAAACTCAGAAGAGTCATAGTTTCTATAACCAGCAACGTTCTTTGCCTTCAACTTGAAGTTAGCACCTTGCCAGAAATCAAATGGATCAATTGCTTCCTCATCCTCAAACTCAGGTTGCATTGCTGCAGTTAGTTTGTCAAAGATTTTCTTCCCATACTTATATAAGAATACTTTACCTTCGTTCTCAGGATTAGTAGGATCCTTCACAACATAGATGTTACTAATATATGTAAGTTTACGCTTCTGCTTACGTGCGGTCTCTTTACCTGCGTCTGTTCCATTGTTCCATAGAGTAGTATTAAACTCAGAAACTGGATCTTTACCACCAAGAGTAGTAAGGGAGTTTTCAATATACCAACCACCAGGACCTTGGAAGGCATGGGAGTATAGTTTTACAAATGGTAGATCTTCACCATCTGGTGCAGGAAGGAAACGGATAACGGCATAACCATTACCACCTTTATCACATTCTAGTTTCCATAGACGGTCATCACCTTGACCACCATTATTATTCATTTTTTCGACTTCTTTCACAAGTTTTTGTGTAAGAGAGCCCAATTTGGATTGCTTTTTAAGATTAGCAAACGACATTGATTACCTCGGATTAATTTGGATTTAATTGGATTTGGTTTTATTATA